GTCGTTTGGCTATGTCAAAAGAAAAAATGATGACAGCAGAAAACTATAGAGAGTTTGGTAAATTAATTGGTATACCTATTAAGACAGGTAAACATTCAGAAGATGATGGCACATTTAATTCAGACAATGAATACTTAACCATTATGAATACAGCTAGAGTTAAACGTATGGACTTATTAGAATACTATGACTCTAGACAAAACATATTAGATATAGAAAGAGATACTTTGTATTTGTTATCTGAAGAATTAAAACGATACAAAAAAGAAAAAGGACTTAAAGATTTTACAGATTTATTAGAAGACTTTATTGCTCAGGAAACTAAACAAAGTTTTGAAGCATTGTTTATTGATGAAGCACAAGATTTATCTTTAATACAATGGGAGATGGTTAGATCTTTGTGGGCTAATGCAAATAAAACTTACATAGCAGGTGATGATGACCAGGCAATATTTAAATGGGCTGGTGCAGACGTGGATCACTTCATAGCTTTGAAAGAGGAAGTTAATGATATTAAAGTATTAGATCAATCATACAGAATACCAGGTGGACCTATACATGAACTATCACAAAAAATAATTAGTAAGGTACAGAACAGATTTAATAAAGATTACAAACCAAGAACAGAACATGGAATACTACGTAGATACTCTGATGTGACACAAGTTAATATGTCAGAAGGTAACTGGTTAGTCTTGTCATCAGCTAATCATTTTCTTGATGATGTAAAAGATTTATGTGAGTTACAAGGTTGGTATTATCAACACAGAGGATCTAACTCTGTTCCATTAAAACTTTTGATAGCTTTAAATAACTGGGAGAAATGGCGTAAAGGAGACATAGCTTTAGGCACAATAGAAATAAAAAATATATATCAATATCTGGGTGATAAAGTTTTAATTGGTTTTAGATCAGGTAAGACTCTGCACTCTGATAAAAAATATTTAATTAGAGATTGTAGAGCTGAACATGGTTTAGTTACCGAGGATGTTTGGTATGAAGCCTTTGATGGTTTAGATACCATCACAGAAAACTACATTCGTAACATGCGGGCGAATGGAGAACAAATAAATAAAAATCCGCGTATCATTATGTCAACAATACATGGAGCAAAAGGAGGAGAAGCCGACAAGGTTTTGCTTATGCAAGATCTGACCAATGCAGCACTAGAAACTTTTAGTCATGACCCTGATGAATTACATAGGTTATTCTATACTGGAGCGACGAGAGCGAAGCGTGAATTGCATGTGTTAGATCCAAAGAACTTTGATCGAGCTTATATATTATGAAGTCATTAAAAAAGCAGATAGGTGGTTCACACTACCAAGATTTTGTCATTCAGCCGGCAGAATTCATTAACAAGAATAGGTTGCTTTTTGCGGAGGCCAACGCTATAAAGTATATATGTAGGCATTCCAAAAAGGGAGGCATACAAGATATAGATAAAGCAATACATTATCTAGAAATGGTAAAGGAGAGAGACTACTCGTGAGAAGAACACAAATGCCCCTATTCACCCCTGAAACAGAGTGGGTAATGCCGGATGAATTAAAAGATCTGCGCGGACACAAAGAGATAGCAATCGATTTAGAAACGAACGACCCAGACCTAAAATCACTTGGATCTGGTAATGTCATAGGTAGAGGGCACATTGCTGGCGTTGCGGTGGCCGTAGAGGGCTGGCAAGGCTATTATCCGATACACCATGAGCAAGGTGGTAATATGGACCCAAAACTAGTCTTAAAATGGCTCCAAGACGTTTTAAACCAACAAGATACTACGTTTATATTTCATAATGCTATGTATGATGTGTGCTGGTTAAGGTCAGCAGGACTTACCATAAAAGGACCCATTGTGGACACTATGATAGCTGCATCATTAATTGATGAAAACAGAATGAGTTATCAGTTAAACACACTAGCAAAATATTATGCAGGTGAAGGTAAAGATGAAAAAATTTTAATTGAAGCTGCAAAAGAATATGGATTAGATCCTAAAGCAGATATGTGGAGATTACCTCCAATGTTTGTAGGTCAGTATGCAGAACAAGATGCAAAGTCTACACTTAAACTTTGGCAGAGATTAAAAATAGAATTGTATAATCAAGAGCTGATGGACATATTTAATTTGGAGACAAGATTGTTTCCATGTCTTGTTGATATGAGATTCAAGGGAGTTAAAGTTGATTTAGAAAAAGCACAAAATATTAAACAAAATTTAATCAAAAGGGAAGAGACTTTAATAAAAAAAATAAAAGATTTAACTGGTGTAGATGTAGAAATTATGGCAGCCAGATCAATAGCAAAAGCTTTTGATAAACTTAAACTTCCGTATGATAGAACTGCAAAGAGTAATGAACCAAGCTTTACAAAAAACTTTTTACAAAATCACCCACACGAATTACCACAAGCCATTGCAGAAGCAAGAGAACTAAACAAAGCTCACACTACATTTATAGATTCTATTACTAAACATGAATACAAAGGCAGAATACATGCAGACATAAATCAAATTAGATCTGACCAAGGTGGTACAGTTACAGGTAGGTTTAGTATGAGTAATCCAAACTTACAACAGATACCCGCAAGACATCCTGAACTTGGTCCTATGATTAGATCTATATTTATACCAGAAGATAAACACGTTTGGGGTAGTTTTGACTACTCACAACAAGAACCTAGAATTTTAGTACATTACGCAAAACTGCAAAATTTGTCAGGAGTTGATGAAATTGTAGACGCATACAACGCCGGAGACGCTGATTTCCACCAGGTCGTGGCCGATATGGCAGGCATAGAACGGAAGCAAGCCAAGACGATTAATTTAGGTCTTATGTATGGAATGGGTAAAAATAAATTGATGGCAGAACTAGGTTTGATGAAAGAGTCTGCAGAGAAACTAATCAAGCAGTATCACACCAAAGCTCCATTTGTAAAACAGCTTATGGATAATGTATCTAGAAGAGCAAACGATAGAGGTAAGATCAGAACTTTGCTAGGTCGTGCATGTCATTTTGATTTATGGCAGCCTGTCCAATTTGGGGTTTTTAAACCTCTACCCCTGGAAGAAGCAAGAAAAGAATACGATGAACCCCTAAAAAGAGCCTTTACTTACAAGGCTTTAAATAAGCTAATACAAGGGTCAGCTGCAGATATGACAAAAAAATCAATGGTAGCTTTATATGAAAATGGTATAATACCACACATACAGATTCATGATGAGGTAGATATCTCTGTTGAGTCTGATGTACATGCAGAAGAAATAATTAAAATTATGGAAGCTGCTGTTGAATTACAAGTCCCAAACAAAGTAGATTATGAAAAGGGGGCTAACTGGGGTGAAATTAAGTAATGGCATATTTGAATGCAAACATACCGGCGACGTACGCACAGATCAGGAAAGAATATCTTTATGATCTTAAGAAACACCATGGCGAAGTTGAAGATTGTATTATCTTCGGCATATCGTGTATGGGTGGAAGGGCTATATTATTTCACGCTATTATGGGTAACGGTGCAATATTTTATCGCCTTCCTATTAGCGCGTTTATTCAGCAAGGATATAAACCAGAGGACGTTCCCAAGCGACGCCTTGATGAACTTGAGCTTTGGAATTCTTTTAGCTATTATCCTGCTGTTACTTGCTGGTCTATTCTAAGCGCAGCCTCCGGTAAATACATTGGTAAAGATAAAAAATGGCACCATGGCAGGTATTTATTTACAGTTGACTTTGCCCATCCAGAAACTAATATAATGGATCCGGACCATTCCGAGATACCGCACGAACATAAGTGCGCTCACATAATTGCTCTTGATGATGGCAATTTTGCTGCACAACCTAACAATAGATGTATTTGGGATTTACCTTCTTTCACAGTAAAAGATAACATTCCAGATTGGAAAGTGCAGACAAACGAATGGAACGTTGAAGACACAGGTAAATGGAAAACAGAAGATACTGACAAGTTCTTCTACGAAATAGAGGAAAAAAAAACATGAGCTTTAAACAATTAAAAGAGGAAAAAGTAAACATGATTAAAAAAATTTGGAATAAAATAAAAGCTATTTGGGAATCAATTGTCTCAAAATTTTGGCAAAATTAAATTCTTATAGCGCTTATAAGATAGGGTGATGCGGGAGACTGTATCACCCGGTACTAATTATGATAACAATACCAGACGCGATAACAAAGTTTAGAATGATTCTAAAGAAGATCATTGATAAGCCTTTATCGTGGATGGAATCGTTTGGAAGATGGATGAATGTATATGCTTGGAATAAAAGATGGAAAAACAGAAAAGACGGAACAGGATACAGCGATGAAAACTTGTAGTAAATGTTTTCATGAGTGTCATTGTGAACAACCGTTACATGCAGATGAGTATGGTCTATGTACCTGTGAGGAGTGTAAATGTTAACAGGAGATATTGATGAATTATTATATGACTATAATACTTATCGTATTAATTATTTTGTTGGGAATCTTTGGAGGACCATCTAACTATGGCGCTTAAAATCTCAGAATCAGCTTCCGTGCAGATGCCTATGAAGACGGTTGCCAGTTTGATCACGATCATAGCCGTTGGAACCTGGGCTTATTTTGGTATACATGAGAAGCTAAACCAGCACTCAACAAAGATAGAGTTGATGCAAAAAGATTTAGAACAGAACTCAGAGTTTAGAATTAAATATCCAAGAGGTGAGTTAGGTCAATCAGCTGGAGAAGCAGAGCTTTTTATGATTGTGGAGCACGTCAGTGGTTTATTAGAAGATGTAGAATTAGAGATTAAAGGTATGAGAAACAATGCTGTTAACATAGAATTTTTAAAAAAAAGAACAGAGAAGTTAACTGAAGACGTAGAGAAGTTAATTAGAAACGGAAGCGGGAAACATCAATGATAGAGACTGTATTTGCATTAATTTTAACATTAAATGGTTCGATGATAGAGCACACATACAAAAATAACCTCAGCGATTGTTTGAAATCAAAGCGCCTGGCTCAGAACGAGGTCAATCCTGAGAGAGTTGTATTTACTTGTAAGAAGGTAAAGGCTCAAACAGAAGTATACATGGACCGGAAAAAAATACTTAAAATATTACCGTAATGGAACCCATCTGTTATATTTTTCTCATGCTATGGCTCATGGGCCAGTCATGAAGAAGCCCAACAAAAAAAGAAATCCAATAGCCAGACAATTAAAACACTTTACTTCAAAAGTTTTTAAGAATAAGAAAAGATATGACAGAAAAAAACTGGAAACAGAAAATATTAGAGACTGAGATTGTTTCCGGACATTGTCCAGAGTGTGAGATGTATACCATATTAGTTGGTTTACAAAGAGCCTTCTACAGATGCACAAATTGTGGTTATGATGTAGAGCAAAAAGTTAACGGTGTGATCAAGTATATGAGAATAGAAGATAAAGATACAAGGATGTCACTGCTTAACGATGGCCAAGATTAAAGGATTTTTAAATAAGATAGCTCACGAACCTGTTTTTCACAAGACATCAATCGGCCGTAGACCTAGTCTACAAAAAATGAATAAAAATAAACGTAGGACATTTAAATCCTACCGGGGCCAAGGCAAATAGTTTAGAATAGTTCTAAAGTACATTATGAAATTTATATTAGTATTTACAATCTGCACGCAGTTATACCAAAACTGCTTACCACCCACACCACATTCAGATGTGTACTCATCTCATTACGAATGTGCAACTTCAGGTTATGAAATAGCAAAAGAAATGATGAATCAAATGGGGCAGAATCGTGTCAATAATGACTTAATTGTGATTGGTTTTAAGTGTAAACCTAATTTAGATATTTAACTCTACCTGGTGGGATTTCGTTGGTACGTCACCCACAAGCTTTCCCGAAGCGTCCAACATTATCAAAGATAAAGATGGTCGGTACTCACAACCACTTCCGGTGTCTTCAGCCACTCGGCCGTAACCCTCCGGTCCTGTGCATTACACCCGCTTAAGCGTTGTTCTGCCACAAGGCTTAATTAAGTTGCAACTTAATTAATTTGAGTATGAGAATGTATAGGATATTATATTATAGAAGTCAAACGTTAAAATGAATTTAGACCCAGTTTGGACAGTTAATGTTGCCGTGAACTAGAAGCGTTCACGGCAAACAAAAGGTGTGAGAAGAGGACACCAGAATACATTAAAAATTTTTTTCTTGCAACACTTGTTTTTTTGTTATAGTTTCCCATATAAATGATAACAAAAAGCAATATAAGAAAGGATAATAATGCGTTATACATATAAAGTGAGAGAGTTAGGTAAGGACATTGTAGATGAAAAAACCAACGAAGTGGGTAAAGATGTTGGAGCTTCAGAAGAAATGCAAGCCATGTCTTTTAAAAAGTTAAGAGCTAAACTTGATCATAAAAAAGAATATCATGTAGAGTATACCAACAAGAAAGGTAACTTTATATCAACAATAATAAAAGGGAAGGAGAACAAATAATGGCTGATCCA